TCCACGCGTTGCCGTATAGGTCAGTAGTCGGTGCGCCTGTAAGTGTTCCAAAGTTAGCATTCGGTGAGTTCAAGAACGATGTCAGCTGTGCAATGGTTGGCAAACCCTGAAGTAGACTCTCGCCGATGTCCACGCCTATATCACCGACTGTCACGCTTCCTGTTCCTTGGGCAACATTGCTTCTAGCACTTGCCCCTAGCAATCTATTGTAAGTTTCAATGAGCGTCCCAGTAACACCGCCGATAAGGTCATTAGAGCAATTTGCGGTTAGGCAATTTGTAATGGTTGCAGGGAATACAAGACTCTGGCTACTTTGATTTATAGCGAATAGAGATACAAAGAATAAGCAGTTAAATACAGCGGTTTGACAAGACACTTGAACAACAGCCTGAGCGCAATGTCTAAATACAGAATTTTGGATTGATGTCGTATCCGGTACACCACCACCAGTCAGTTGCAGTCCAACATTTCCACCGTGAAAAATACATTGGTTAATTGTCAAACTCATAGCAGTAGATGCCGGACTGGTCATAGTAATCAAACTGCCGCTTGTATTACGATTGGAAAATGTACACTTTTCAAATGTCCAGTTACGCACCGTTGCGACGTTAATTCCATAGGGTGGATTAAACTTAAAGTTTATGTTTGACCAATGTAAAAAGTTTTTTGATGTTGCTGTTATGACGTGGTTTGAAAATCCAGCTGCGGTTAGTGCCGTGTTGTAGTTGGTGCAGATGACCTGCCCCGGTGTCACTCCCGGAAACTGCAATGCTTTAGGGTCACCAATAATGTAGGTGTTTGCAGTCGCACTTGTCATCAATACATTGATAAGCGCAGAGTAAACACCCGGTGCGACATAGACAGTATCACCGCTTGACATACCGGTTGCACTGACTGCTTTACCGATAGTTAGCCACGCTTGCCCAGTGCCCGGCCCAGTGCCAGTGTTGCTGTCGCTACCATCAGTCCTGACGTAATACGTTGCCATTATTCAGCCGTCCCTGAAACGATTTGTTGCGCCATAATCGATGAGAACTGCATCACGTAATTAAGTTGCCAGTCGCTTGGTTGCTGTATCCACCACGCAAAAACAGAAGTGCCATCAGGGCCGAATGTACCGAGAAGGTTACCCTCATCGTCGGTGATATCACCAAAGATGAACCAATCGCCGGGGGTTGCTGGGTTAGGCTCCAGCCTGTAGTTTTGCAGGTTCATTTGCCCACCTTCAGCGCATTGATTCCCACACCCTTAAAAGGCATCGTGAGGAACGCCAGCGCCGCACTCATCGCAGCAGTGACACCAGCCGCTACAGCCTTGCCGCCGTAGACCGCCATCACTGCGCCAAGCTCGGCTATGTCCTTGGCTTCTGCGGTACGTACGCCATCACCGAAGACCGTGCTGAAGGACGCGACGAATGCGATCAGGACAATCACCAGTAACCGACCTATGCTTATGCTACCCATGCCGTGCCTCCAGTGCCGCTACTCGCTCACTCAGTCGCGCTATCGCTTTTTTGATAATGACCAAGTCTGCCTCGGTCTGCTTTGCGTCATGCACCAAGATGCGGATATCGCTCTTGATGTCAAAAAGCATTTTGTATAAGCCGCTGATGCTTGCTATCAAAGGAATAACTATCACGGCTCCAAGTTGCATCCATTCTGCCATCACGCTACACGCTCCACCAGCCCGCAGTGCTGTACTAAAAGTTCGGTCTGCCCAAAGTCGCTACCGACTACATCGTAATACTTTGAGTCATCGCCTACTCGGTAGACCCTATCCTGTGGCATCACATCAGCCCCTACAGCGATGATAAGCGTCCACTGGGCAGATGATGCAATCGTGCCACCTACAATCGATTCTGTGTCACTCTGGTTGGTTAGCCGTGCGTTGTACTCTGCAACCTTGCGCCATGTCTCAGTGACTCCACCACGCCCATCTTCGGTAAGCGTAAAGCGGTGTATTTCTACCCGGTCTTGGCAGAGGTTGCGTACCATCCCGGCTTGAATGGTGGAGCGTAGAATCGGGCTCATGCGAACACCACCGGGCGGAAGCGGTTAGCCATCTCTAGGCAATGTTGCATCAGTTGGGAAAGCTTCACATCGCTGGTGCCTTCCTTAGCATCAATGTCACTTGCACAGCGGCTTGCTTTTATCATCCATGCTTGGCGGGTGGCGGTGCGAACATCGTAGCGCTCGGTATTGATCGGGCCTTGGTCTACCCACATCAGGGTTGGGTCACCGGTGCCATCTTCAAGCGTGTAGCCCTTGACTTGGTAAGGAGCATAGACAGGGTAATCGGGTTGTGTCGTGCCTGACGTACCGGCTACCCGGCACTCGTATACCCGCCCGTTGGGCGTTGTAGGCACTACACGGTCACCGACAGCATAGGTGGTGCTAGCCGTCCAAGTGCTGAACCGGGAGAAAGAATCCAAGATGCTCCCTATCTCGGTTGTGGACATCTGCGGATAACTTTGTGCATCAACAAAAAGTGATACCTGCGCTATCGCTTCGGCTCGTGTCATCATACTTTCACTATCCCACATAAAGAAAAACCCCCGGCACGTCTGCCGAGGGCTTGAGATAGAACCGCTAGGCTTATGTAGCGGAAGAGATAAGACCGATGAACGAACCGGTAACGCGGTTTGCTGCAACCGTGTCGTAGTTACCTGTATCGAATGCATTCACCGAGAACCGCTCAGTAGCCTTGAACGCCCAAGAATCTTGGATGAAGTAAGGCTGATCGGAAATCTCAACGGTGATACCTCTACGGTCACCGAATGCCACACCCTTGCTAAGGTCAGCAAGGAAAGCCACAGGGCTAGATGCGGCAGGGGATGCAATCATGTTCTGAACAAACACGACTGGGTAACCATACAGGAGTGGTTGTACGCCATATGCGTTCTCGATTGCCGAGATGTTGTTTCCTCCCAGAGCGGCTAGCTTGTCAGCAATGCCGGTGTAGAAGAAGTTTTTGTGCATATACCACTTTGGTGTGTCGGCATACGTTGGAAGCTTTGCAACCATCGCCTGAAGGTTGGCAAGTGTGAAAGGTGTCCATGTCGAGTTGGTAGTAGCGGCACCAACAACAGCAGATGCGATGTTGCCGTAGTTAGCAGCGGTACCACCTGCAAGGTCGGTAAGCGCACGACCGATACCAACCAGACCAGATGCATCAGTACCGGTACGAGCGGAGCTGAAAACAACGCGGTCTTCTTCACGTGCCAGGTTGTACGCAAAGTCACGGGCAAGAGCGTTGCCGATGTCTACTACGCTATCCTCGTTTAGTTCCTTCGATACCTGCGTAAGGATGGCAAGTTTCTTGGCTGTAAGGCTAATCTGCGCAAAGGTCATATCACTAGCCGTAATAGTGGTATTTTCACCCGGGTAGTAAACCGTTGTGCTTGCGGTGGCGTTTGGAACCAATTGTACATCCGAAGACATTGGAACAATGCGGCAGTTTGCACGAGCAATACCAAACTGCTCACGGAGGTAAACCAAGTCCGACGAAAGGAGCTCAGGTACAAGGAAACCACCGACATTGTTAGTGCCTTCGCTCTGTGCCTTCAAGTGTCCGTTGGACTTGAGCCATTCCTGTGCAGACTTGTTACCAGCAACAGCCAAGGCAAACTTGCCCATCGTGTAGCCCTTAAGGTTCTGCTCTTCACGGCTACCCAAAAAGACAGACTTAGTTACTCCACCGGTTGCCCATGGTTGGACGGCTGGTGCCACTACTGGCGCGTACTCATGTGCAGTCTTGATCATCTCAATGCGTGCATCGATGTCTTGCACTTCGGACATGAGCGCCTTAGCCTGTGCAAGGTCACCGCCGGAAGCGGCAAGTTCTTTTGCCGTTGCGATGTTGCCGAGTTTTTTAGACTCGAGTTGTTCTACTGTCATAGTGACATAATCTCCAAGCGTGCAAGAAAGTCTGCTCGCTCAGCGTCAGTGGAGGCTTTTACCTCCGTGGCTACGAGTTCCGGTTGCACTTCCGGCTGGTCTGCGTCCCGCAGTGAATCCCAGACTACAGGTGCTAAGCGCTTGGCGCTCGCCCGGCTAAGACCGACTGCATCCCGCAGTCGACGTTCAACACCCCGCAGAGACGCGGGTTGTACGCTCTTCATTCCGTGCATGGCATATAAACCCTTTGCACGTCGAGCAAATTCATCAATCACGGCATCCGCCATGCTCTGATCGGATACGGCTTCGATGGCTCCGCAGAGCGCATCGTAGTAGGCTTCAAGCCCCTCGTGGATAAGGTCACCTTCAGACTCATCAAAGACCGACATGGCGTACTCTTCCGGGGATTGCTCAGGCATTGGAGCCATTACCATCTCTTCTTCCATATCCATCATAGGCTCCATGCCGTAGTACTCCTTA